TGTCCATTTTAGATATAATACTGGTTTCTCATATTTTATTCGCAAAGATAAGGAAATTAAGTCATATTGCAAAGACTTTAGCAGTTTTTAAAGACAGAAAGACGGTAAGTGTAGTAGAGATCAGGACCGAAACCGACTAAAACCGTTGTCGGAAGGGGTAAAAACAAACAATGCGCTCCGCTGTTCCTTGGAACGGCGGAGCGCAAAAGTGTGACCTCGGTGGGACTCAAACCCGCGACACTCAGAACCGGAAGCGGGTTAACTAAATCTCTGTAGTATTTTTGTGCGACGATAACGGGCGTGCGGGCCCTTGGACGGATGGCGGAAATGGCACGGCAGAAACGGACGATTTTTGTAAGGATTGCTCCTGCTGAGGCTCAGAGCGAGTCGAGCCAACGCTTGCCTGCGCTGTTACCATAAAGCGACCTTTCCGCCTCTGCCCAAGTCGAGCGTAGCCTTGCCAAAGCCCAGAGCCTTGAATACTCTGCTGATAGCTGGCAGTGTTATAGCACTCCTGCCATTCTCCAATTTGGAAATTTGGGATTTCTTCACTCCTACTTTTTCCCCTAACTCTTCTTGGGTGAGGTTCTGCCTGATGCGCTCTTTCTTGATGGCGTCTCCCAAAAGATAGGTGTTAAGCTCCTCCTTTACCTTCTCTTCCATCTTGTCACGTTCCGGAGTGCCTGTCTTTCCCCAAACCTCATCTATGAAGTCGTCTGCGGGTGTAAAACTCATCTTTGCCATATCGTTGTCTGTTATTTGTTGTTGAAGTATTCCTTTCTTGCCGCCTCTGCCCTGGCTATCTCTTTGGGCGGTGTCTTTTTGGTTTTCTTTACCAAACCGTGTGTAGCCACTACCAAGGTCTCTTTGTCCGTGTCCCAAAAGGAGAACAGGCGGTAGTAAGATCCGTCAAAGAGGGTGCGTATCTCCCAGATGTTGGAGCCTCCCAATTTCTCAAAGAGTTCCTTGTCCTTGATACCGCTTTCCAGTTTACGGATATTAAAGGCTATCTTCCTTTGTGCCTTGACAGACTGTTCTCTAAGGAAGGCTTTAGCCTCCTCACTTAGAATTACTCTTATCTGGTTCACGTCTCTTCTATGTTAATTACAGGTCGGACAGCCACTTCTTACCACTCTTGGTGCGGAACCAAAGCAAGATGGCGATGCCCGTGATGAGACTCAGGATGAGTAAAAGTCCTAATGCTTCCATGATGATTGAAACTTTATAGGTCGGACAGCCACTTTTTGCCTTTCTTGGTGTGAAGCCACCCGAGGAAGCCGAGTGCAAACACCAGTGAGACCATATATACAATTAATGTTTCCATCTTTGCTTATAATGCGGCATGCCACTCTTTGCCCTTCTTGGTGTGAAGCCAAATGATGAAGCCGAGCCCGATGAGGCTGCCAACGGCGAAGGTAAGTATTAACCAAATCATAATTTTATCTTTTAATTATATAGTAACCTAAATATGCGAAGTCTCTTTCTGTGTTACCATGGCTTGTCTTGTTTTCCTATGCGCAAAGATAATAATAAAATTGGTTGCATACAAATATTAATGAGAAAAAAAAGATGAGGCGCGCAAGGTTTTCCTATGTTTGGGAACGATATAGGGAAAATGGGAACGGAATTGGGAAAGCAAGACAAGCCGTTCATGAGTGCTTATCACTGGGATGCAAAGGAATGACTATGCACGCTTTCGGGGGGCTTCGGTGCCCTCTTCGGGTGCAGCGGCGGTGGGTGAGGCTGCGGATGTGCGGCGGTCGGCTTCCAGGAGCGAGATGAGGCGGTCGATCTGCTGCTGTGACTTCTCTGTGATCCGCCGCTGCGCCGCAATCTCGTCCATGGCCTTGTTGAGGGCGGATGAGAGGTCGGTGGATGATGAGGCGGCGGGGGCTGTGGCGGGATCTGTGAGCATGGAACCCTCACCGTAGAGAAGCCAGTCTCTGTTTAACTGAGGGAAAGCTTTCAGAACATTGTTCAGCTTATCAGCTCCATAGCCTTTCCGCATTGAAGTAACATAGCCAGTTGAGAGTCCGCATCTTGTTTCGAACTCCTTCATCGTAATTTTCTGATTTTTAACGAACTCTATGGTTCTTTCTTTTACTGAGCTTTCCATAAGCGTCTTACTTTTTAATTACTAACAATAGTTAATTATCATAACTTTGCTCTGATAATGTTTGCATATATCAGAGCAATGTTCTATCTTTGCCACCGAATAAAGTTACTCGCCTACAAATATACGGTAAATATCTGAGCGAAGCAACAGAAAACTGACAAAAAAAAGGAAAACAAGATGAAAAAATTTCTGAGAATCATGTGTGAGGACATGGACCGTGAAGGGTTCACGGCTATGGACTATTTAGTGTATGGGCTGTTGACGCCTATAGCCTTGTTTGCTGTTTTGGTAATGGCTGAGGCTCTGGCATAAACAAAACAACAAGATATGAAAAAAGATAAACTTACACCCTTGTTTCGCAGCGTGGCTGAGGGTGAGATCAAGTATCTCGCACCGGGCGCGTATAACCTCAACTCCTTGAGGACACGGGGCGGAATGCTGAACAGGGCGGTAGGCTACCACAAGTACACGGTGAGCGAGGACCAGCTGACCAAGGAGGTGCGGATAGTCTGCTTCAAAAAAGGAGAAAGGCCATGATAAACATCAACATGCAAGACCTGACATGGCTCATCAGCCATGCCGTGGATGCCGGTGTGCAGGAGTACATGAAAGGCGTTGACCCGAGCCTGGACAAAGTGAAGAAGTCACAGGCTGAGCGCTTCCTGGAGTCAAGGGGCTACAAGAAGGTGATGCTCTCCAAGTGGACAGAGGCGGGGCTGCTGCACCCGGTGAAGTCGGGAGAGACGCAGAACTGCGCACTTTATTTCTCCTTGGCAGAGATAAAGAAGGTTATGTGCATTGTCAAGGCGAAAGAGATTTGCAACAACTAAAGACCTAAGCAATATGGAAGACAGCGAAAACGGATTGAAACACTATGTGCTTATGGAGAGCTATCACAAGGCGCTGAAAAGACTCGTGAGAAACGGAGACTACAGCCGCTATGGTAAGATGATGTTTGCTATCAGCGAGTTTGTGCTATATGGCAACGAGCCGGATGTTGAGGCTCTGGACTTCGACGAGGGGATGCTGATGGCTTGGGACTTACTGGCGCCCAACATTGCCACCACACGCAACAAGGCCATGGCAGGGCAACAGGGCGGCAAGAGTGGCAAGGGTACCGTGCGCAACAGCGGCAACCGTTTTGCTGCTAAGTCTGACGCTGACGAGCAGACAAAAGCACCGTCACAAGAGGAAGAAGAAGCAAAGCAAAAGCAGACAGAAACGACCGAGCAAAGCAAATCAATAGCAGAACAAAAGCAAAACAAAAGCAAAATAAAAGCAGAACAAAAGCAAATCAATACGATAAAGGATATGGATATGGAGAAGGATAAAGGAGGTGGAGGAGGAGATGCGCACATGCGTGCGCGAGAGACACCGCCGCCGTCGCCGACTCCAGTGCAAGAGCTGCTCAGTCTGGATCAAAGCATTGAAGCACTGGCGAGGTCGGATGTGTGGCTCGACAACCTGCAAGCGCTTCACCGCATGACCAAGGCCGACATGGTGAGGCTGCTGCCACGCTTCAAGGCTGAGTGTGTGGCCAACGGCAAGGATAAGCCACGCACGCTGGAGGATGCCAAGGCGCACTTCAACAGCTGGCTGCGCAAGATCCGCGAGATCGGAAGGGATCGAGCGGCACGTCAAGGACAAACAGAACAGTCCGACATCGCCGCCGCCGAGCAGAGGGAGCGTGAGCGCATACAGCGTGAGCAGAAGAATCAGCGCGACCGGGCCAATGCGATACCGTTCGCTGAGTACAAGAGGCAGAAACAAGCACTGATGAGGCATGAAGCAGCTGCAAGTACCGTTGGCGTGCCGTGACTGTGCGAGCGGACGCAACTGCATCAACGGACGCTGGTGTACGAAGCTGAGACGGTATGTCACGCATATCAGCGCGGCACCGTGTGAGGACAACATCATCAACCAAACAAACAAAGCATGAAAGCAGAAGAATTTTTTGCCCTCGTCGCTAAGATGCGGGACAAGCAGAGAGAGTATTTCGAGACGCGTCGCAAGTCGACGCTTGTTGAGGCTAAGCGGCTTGAGCACGCAGTCGACAACGAGATTTACAGGGTCAAGGCCTTGCTGATACAGGGGGGCAGTGAATAAAAAACGCCCCTACCCCAGCCCGAAACCCACCCAGCACTCACGGGAACACACAAAACCTGAAAAACGACCCCCATTTTGGGGTAGTCGGAGGATGGCCGGACGGGTGGTAGGAGGATGGACAGGCGGGTGGATGAAGGTAATGGCCGGTGAGGCGATGGATGACGGGAAATAGGCAACGAAGGAGCAAAAAACGAAGGAGCAAAAAACGAAGGACAAAAAACGAAGGAGCAGACGACGATGAAGAAACAAGAAACGAAGAGCAGACGACGATGAAGAAACAAGAAACGAAGAGCAGGACGATGGAAGGCGTGAGCGGCAACTCCACTGGTACGACGACTGGTGCGACGACGGGAACGACGACGGGAGCGACGACGGGAACGGCGGGCGGCGGCCGGAGCAGCTACCGGAACAGGCGGGTGACGGTGAGACTCACTGAGGGAGAGTTTGAGCTGGTGATGCGGCTGGCAAAACGGGGGAACGTGGTGCATGGCGGCGGATGCACGATGAGCGATGTGCTGCGCGGGTTGATATTCTCATCGCTGAGCAGTCTGCTGGTGCTGATGGACGGGGGAATGGCTGAGAGGCTGGTGAAGTCGGTGACTGGGAATGCGATGCGGGATGTCTGGACGAAGGCAAGAGGCCGATCGGGAACCGAAGAGTTGGAGAGCTGCCTGGATATTGGCTCGGAAATACTTGAGCTTTTCGAGGAATGCGAGAAGGACGGCAAGGATAGAGAGTGGCCTGGGGATGTCAGAGAGCGACGATGACGGCAAAGGACACCAGAGCAAGAGAGACACGGCACGGCGGGAGGGTCGCGGCAGAATGGAAGGACCACGGCACAGCGGGAGGGTCACGGCAGAATGGAAGGACCACGGCACAGCGGGAGGACCACGGCACAGCCGCGGCAAACCGGACGGCTGACGCGGGGAAAGAGGGCCAAAGGACGGAAAGCCAAAGGACGGAAAACCAAAGGACGGAAAGGAAAAGGGCCAAGAGGCAAGAAACAAAGACGGAGGGACGATGAAGGACAAAAGGAAGGGTCAGAAGCTTTACAAGCATATCATCAGGGGGAAGAAATGGCATGAGCTGCGTGATAAGTACATTGCCATGCACCCGATGTGCGAGGAATGCGAGAAACGGGGAATACTGGACAGCCGGGCTACCGAGGTGCACCATAAGCGGCCAATAGGCACGGGGCACGATGAGGGTGAGATGCTGAGACTGGCGTACGATCCGGAGAATCTGGAGGCTCTGTGCCATGAGTGTCACCTGAGGGTGCACAAGGAGATGAAGCTGAGGCGCAGGTTCCGTGGTGAGATGCGTGAGATGGACTCGGACGTGGTGACATTTTTGCGGTCGTTCGGGTTATAGTGAAGAAAAAACCGTTTGAGATCGGGAAGAGTGATCTTTCCGACAACGTAGAAAGAAAATATTTGCTCATGGCAGGTGGAAGCTGCTCATGTGTGTCAGATATAGGGTCTTCGGCGCCGTTAGCCCCTACGTTGTATGTGAGAACGGGTGGGGTATGTGCTATCGTTCCCCGCGCTGACTTCCGACAGCGCAATACGGGCGTTTTGAGATTGATATATATGACGATGACAACAAGTGTAATGTTTCGATTTTTGGATATTCGATAGAACAACTTAAATTTAAACATGTGTGAATTATTTCCGGCTCAAGCGTGAGCTAACTTTATTCATTTTTTCAATAGGTAGATTTTCCCTGACGGTGCGTGAGCATAGTCATGGGTTTTTAGAAGATATTGGAGTTTTTCTACATAATGTTCAATTAGTTTTTTGATCCATGACGGTGCGTGAGTATAGTCATGGTCATGCGGCCGACGAGCAATGGTGCCGACTTGCTGGCAAATCATATTCGCTGCTGAGGGAGCAGGTGAGATGGGTTCGAGTCCCATGGGCCGCACAGAGACTTTTTTTATTCCATAACGTAGTGATAAACTTTTATAGTTAATAAAGTTACTTATTTTAATCATTTCTTTTTTTCCCCGGGGCGCCGGGGTTTGTACACTGGTCTGTCGCTGGTGCGTGAGCATCGGCGGAGACGATTTTTTAAACACATTAATATTTTTCCGGTTGGTGCGTGAGTATAGGCCGGTTTTCACTGGGCGGGCAGTCGGTGCCTGTGCATAGGGGTTCGAGTCCTCTCCCAGTGGCGAGAACATCGGGCATGGTGCCCGGTGAGTTTAAAAGAAAAGCAAGATGGAAGAGAAAAACAAGAAGGCTTCTGACGAGAAGGCTCAGAAGCGCTACATGCGTGTGAAGGACATCAAGGTGACGGAGACTTCGGATCCTAAGGAGATGCTCGGGAAGTATCTGGCCGAAAGGCCGAAGAAGACGTGGACGGAGGAGTTCACGGACGAGGATACGGGCGAGGTGACGGAGGTGCAGCGCACTGAGGTGGTCTTCACGTGGGGCGGTAAGCTGACGGAGACGGCGGTGTCGAAGATCATGTTTTTCATCGAGACGGGAGAGATCGAGAGTGTGAAGGTGTGCGACATGGCATTTCCGGACTTCCAGTATGAGCCTCTGTTGGGACTGAGCGTGTACACGGTGGTGCTGCATAACGAAGGCATGGACTTGCACTACTGCGTGCGTGCGAAGTCTGTGGAGGATGCGATACAGATGGCGCTGGAGTATGGTGCGGTGTACCGTGTGCTGACGGGCTATGTGTATGTGTGCAGCGTGAAGATCGAGGGATTCAGCGTTGAGGATGACAGCGGCATGAAATGGGATGACTTCTACCAAGATGATGCCGAGGACGACGAGGAGGATAAGGACTGGAAGAGCTATTACCGGGTGAAGGGTGAGCTGATGTACTTTGATGCTTTTCTGAACAAGGTTCAGAAGGAAGAGGGCGACTTGCTGGTGTCGCTGAGAGGACTGGATGACATCGGGGGCGCGAAGAAGAAGGCGCTGCTGTATTTCCGAGATAAGTGGAAGGATACTTTGAAAAATAACGGAGATGCGAAACTGAGAATGGTGAAGGCTCAGCCGGTGAAGATCGACACGCTGGTGCCGATAGAGTACAGCAAGCAGTGGTACGAGGAGGAGAAAAAGAACAGTAGGACACGATAGCGGCGGAGTGGCAGGACGGCAGGGCCACGGCACAGCCGTGGCAGACCGGACGGCTGACGCACATGTTGGCGGCGGCTTGTAAACCGCCGCCAACAGAACGGAGCGGACGCAGAAAGAATAAACAGAAAAAAATAAATAGAAAGAATAAACGGAAAGGAAAAGATGATATACGGTTATCTGAGGGTGAGTACGGACGAGCAGGACGTGAACTCACAAAGGCAGGGCGTGGACGGCTTTGCCAAATCGAAGGGGATGGTGATCGAAAAATATATCACTGACGAGGGCGTAAGTGGTGGAAAGGATCCGGATAAGCGGAATCTTGGCCCTTTGCTTTCGAAGGTAACGAAGGGGGATGTGATTATATGCTCGGAGATAAGCCGCTTGGGGCGTGACCTGTACATGGTGATGGATATTCTGCACCACTGCATGGAGGTCGGTGCCGTGATCTACACGGTGAAGGATCACTTTGTGCTTGGTGATGATATTCAGAGTAAAGTACTGGCTTTTGCCTTCGGGTTGTCTGCTGAGATAGAGAGGCAGATGATACGGCAACGTACGAAGGAGGGCCTGCGTATGCGCATGAAAATGGGCATACTTCTCGGTCGTCCCATCGGAAGCGCCACCTCTGAGGAGGCGATGAAATTCTCGGAATGGAAAGACAGGGTCGGTCAGATGGTGGCGTGGCAGATGTCTCCCCGCCAGATTGCAGATGTGATAGGCTGTGACAGGAATACGGTGAACCGGCTGGTGTATAAGTGGGGATATGGGAAAACTTGGAAATATAAGACTCATGAAGACAAAAAGGCCAAGGAACGAGTGAACAAGAACCGTATGCCGACCTATAAGGACGGACCTTATAAAATCGTTTTCTTAGACCGTGCGAAGTGCTTGGAATTGATAGAGAAAGACTATACTCTACCTCAGATAGCCAAGGCTTTCCCTGCTTATACATACGAGCAGGTTTATGACACTATATTATGCGACCGGGAATTCAATTCCGAGTATCGCAAACATGCGCAAAAGAAATTGGTAAAAAAAAGATAGGATGGCAAGTATTGACATATACAGGGATATATTGCGGACGGCTCTTGCGTCCGGAATACCGGTGATCAGCACGGACACGGCGGCACGGATATTGGCGGTGGTGTACGTTCACGGCAATAACGAGGCTTTGGTATGCAGTCCTAAGCTTAAGGCTGATTTGGCATACATACAAAAGCGGTACGGGATATACGGTACAGGCAAGGCGGACACGTATTTGGCGGCGTTGACTGGGAAATATTCTGAAGAGCTGGAGAACTACAAGAGCAGCGACCCAAACAAGGGCGGTGCGCTCTTCCGTGACGAGAAACCGCAATGGGCTGTCAAGTTGTTTGCGGAACGGTATGGAATCAAATTAATCAATTGAGGTGTAACAAGGATGCTGTTGACCAGGGCGGCGGCTTGTAAGCCGCTGAACAGAACGGAGCGGACCATTGGACACGGACAGGCGTCGGAAAGGCGGTAAAGCAAGAGGGCCACGGCACAGCCGTGGCAAACCGGACGGCTGACGCGGAAAGAAAAAAACGACAAACAGAAAAAGAAAAGGGAAAAGAATGGAAAACAATATGAAGGAAACGACGGGACGCAAGCGCCCGGGACATGAGGAACAGGCATTGCAGATTGCGTGCGTGAAGTGGTTCGAGCTGCAATACCCGTGGGCGACGGGGCTGCTGGTGCACCCGATGAACGAGGGAATGGCAGGGGGCCGCGTGAGAGGCGCCATAGGCAAGGCGATGGGCCAACGCAAGGGGGTGTCGGATCTGCTGCTGCTCTTGCCGAGCTCGGAGTATAATTACAGTTACCTGGCGATGGAGCTGAAGACGAAGACGGGACGGCTGTCGACGGATCAGCGGGTGTTCCTCTGCCGTGCGGGGGCGGCCGGTGCGCGTGTGGCTGTGATCCGGAGCGTGGAGGGATTCGTGAAGGAGGTGAAGAGATACATGGGCGGGGTGAACCCGACGGTGAAGGCTCTGGTCAAGGAGGCAGAGGAGGCCGCAGTCTTCTATATACACGAAGACGTGGACAACCTATAGTAATTACGGAGTTATTAACAGATTAAATACAAGACTATGGAAGAGGAACAGAAAGTATATATCATTGGCGTTCCCGGACGTGGCGATGAAGTCCTCCAGGAACTTCGTGCCCGTGGTGGCAAAAAGTTGAATATATGCAGTGGAAACGACCCCTCGAAGCTCTACTACATTATGCACAATGGATGTATTGGCTGGGAACCAACAGAAGTTGAATGGGCGCATATCATCATGGACAACTACAAAGAGATTAAGCTTCCTGCTCAGCAGTGGAAGGACGGGGACATTCTCTCTGCTACTGACACCAAAGAATACGTAGTATATTGCGATAAAAAGGCAGAGTTTGACGACGAATTTTTTACATACGTCTCTGTAAGTAATACGGATGGTCTTTGTCGAGACGATGATACACCGCTGACGAAGTTTTACAGACTTGCAACAAAAACGGAGATCAATGAATTCCATAAGATGCTGCATGAGTATGGCAAGGACTGGGATGCCGAGAAAAAAGATCTCGTAGATTGGCCGTGGAAGCCAAAAGTAGGCGAGCTGTACTACTACATTACCAAAACAGGAAATGTAGCTACGGGGAGATGGTCAGGAGGAAATACGATATTAGATGATATGTTCTTACTCGGCAACTGCTTCAAAACGAAGGCCGAGGCCGAGGCTATGGCTAAGAAGTTCAGAGAGTTGCTGAAATGAGGGGAGAAATGATTGGCGGTTCGATGAGCTTCTCTCTGCTGTGGGGCTGGGTATTGGTTTATTTGGTGGGTATGTGGCTTCTCAGACATGGACGTTGAGGAACTATGAACGGAAGTGCGAAGGAGCAAGAGGGCCACGGCACAGCCGTGGCATACCGGACGGCTGACGCGGTGAAAAGGAATGAAGAGGGAGGGGGAAAAGGAACGAAGAGGGAGGGGGACAAGGAACGACGAGGGACAAGGAACGACGAGGGGCAAGGAAGGGGACGAGGAAGGCAAGGGAAACGGGAAGCAGGCAGGGGGCAAAAAGAGCGGAAGCGGTGACGGACGGGGGGATGAGGGGCGAGATAATGACAGATAGGGACTAAAAACGGAAAAAGAAGGCGAGAATGGCAACAAAGAAAGGACAGACGGCGCAGGATTTCCACGATGAACTTGTGGACTGCATGGTTGGCAGGGGACTCTATGAAGAGACGCTGGAGCCTATGATCTGGGACCTTGCGGCACTGAAGGAGCGGTTTGCGCAGGTGAACGCGGCAATGGCAAAGGGCTTGGAGATCAACAACGAGAGCAGGGAGGGGAAGGCCAGAATAAAAGTGAGCCCGGCCGCGAGTCTGCTGGTTCCTATCGCGGAGGAAATAAGGAAGTATATGCGGGACCTGGGACTGGCCGTGGCGAAACCGGCAGGCTTCGTGGCTACGGAAAAGGACCCGAGAAGCCCGGCAGGGGATAAGCTGATGAGCATGATGGCGGTGATCGGGGGAAAGAAGAAGAAAGAATTTAAGATGGCCAAGAAGACGAAGAAGGCGGAATGACAAGGGCCGCTGCTGAGCAGCGGCTTACAGAACCCGGCAAAGACGAGAGAGGCACACGACGAAGTGAGAGAGGCACGACGATGCGAGAGAGGCACGGATGAGCAGCAGGACCTCGCCACAGGCGAGGCATACTGAACGGCTGACGCGAAAGAAATCCGGAGGGCTGACGCACACAAGGAGGACTGACGCACGGAGGACGACGGAAAAGACAGCGGCGGCAAAGAGGACAGAGGACGAGATGACGGAAGATGAGAAGGAAAAGGCAAGGGTCTGCAAGGCGGAGTGCGTGAAGCGGCTGCGCGAAGCGGACTTGAAGGCGTACCGGCTGGGACAGATAGACAGAAGACTCAGCCAGTATGCCCGCGGTCTTATCGGTCATCCGGAACGGCATAACATGTATGAGCTGCTCGCCCTGGAGCGGTTTTTGAAGATGCTGGAGCGGTATACATTCCGTATCGACAAGGCTCAGGAGTTCATCGCTTTCTATGAGCAGCTGCGTTTCTCGGGTGTGAACGGACGACAGAGCTACAGGATGACGCCTATTCAGGTGTTTCAGTTTGCGAATATCATGGGATTTTACACGGATGAGACGCACAGGCTGTTCCATGACGTGCTGCTGTTCGTGCCGCGTAAGTTCTCGAAGACGACGGAGGTGGCCTCGCTGGCAGTGTATGACTTGCTATTCGGTGACCGGAACAGCCAGTGCTATACGACGGCCAACACTTATCAGCAGGCTCAGATTTGCTTTAAGGAGATCCGTGGCGTGCTGCGTGGTATGGATCCTGGGTTGGGACACTTCAAACTGAACCGTGAGGTGGTGACATGGAAGGACAACCCGGCACGTGAGAGCTTTGTGCAGTGTCTGGCCAACAATGCCGATACGCTGGACGGCTTGAATGCGTCGGTGGTGATCAACGACGAGTACAGCCAGGCGGACTCTGCGGACCTCTACAACACGCTGACGACCTCCATGGGTATGAGGGAGAATCCTCTTGTGGTGACGATCACGACGGCGAGTGACAAGACAAACGGTCCATTCGTGGGTATGCTTGAGCACTGCGAGCGCGTGCTGCGTGGTGAAGATGAGGATGACCGCGTGTTTGCCCATCTGTTCATGCCGGACGCTGACGATGAGGAAGGGGACCCGAAGACGTGGGAGAAGGTGCAGCCGCACATGGGCATCACGGTGAAGGAGGACTGGTACAAGGATATGTGGCGTAAGGCGCAGGGAAACCGTGACGATCTGCGGGCATTCCGCACGAAGCTGCTGAACGTGTTCGAGACGGGAACGTCGGAGACGTGGATCACGGGCAAGCAGGTGCGGGACCACATGCGGAAGGTGGACGTTGAGGCTCTGCAAGGACGGCCGGATACGGAGGTGGCTGTTGACTTGAGCGTGAAGGACGACTTCAGCGCCGTGACTTACCTGATGTTCCTCAATGACAAGACGGCTCACGTGAAGACGGACTACTACCTGCCCAGAAAGACGCTGGAGACTCACCCGAACCATGAGCTTTACCAGCGTTGGGTGAGCCAGGGGTGGCTGAAGGTGTGCGGCGAGGAGACGATAGACTATCAACGGATCGCGCAGGACATCTTCGGGATGGGCCGGTGGCTGCGTATCTATGGCGTGGGGTTTGACCCGAACCGGGCTCAGACGTTCCAGAACACGATGACGGCGATGGGGGGCGAGCGGTACATGAGGGTGTATAAGCAGACGAATTATTACTTTACGAAGGCTGTTGAGGCTACAGAGGAACTCTTGCTCAACGACCGGATGACGTTTGACCCGAACCCGATCAACGCTTACTGCTTCGACAACGCTGTGCTGGACGTTGACAGGATGGAGAACAGAAAGCCGGTGAAGAGAAGCGAGAACCTGAAGATAGACGGGTGCGTGACGGCGGTGATGGCGGTCGGCATGGGGATCGAGCAGAAGAAGCGGGTGTGAGAAGGGCCGCTGCTGGGCAGCGGCTTACAGAACCCGGCAGGGCGATGGGGCACGGCAAGAGGGACACGGCACAGCGGCAGGACGGTGGCGGATGGATAGAAAGAGGCGTGGTTGTAGACAAGAAAGAATAAACGAAACGGCAAAATAAGAAACGATGGGATTCATAAAAGGCTTGAAACGTGCCCTGGGAATGGGCGAGAACGTGACTGATGGGGGAACGTCGGAAACGGATAACGGGGGATCGGATTTCAACCCGGTGGTCATCCCGAACGGGATATGGGGCACAAACATGGTGGACGCTGCTACGTCGGTGTGCGTGGCGGTGGTGAAACGGTGCCTGGAGATCAAATGCGGCAGCGTGGCGAGTATCGGACTGCATGTGTATAAGCGCAAGACGGACGGTGAGCACCGCTGGTGGGAGGACGACGAGGGCGGCAGTCTCGATAAGCTGCTGTCTGAGCGGCCTAACCACAGACAGAACGCCTTTGACTTCATCTGGGATATTGTGTACCAAAGAGAGATGAGGGGCGACGCTTATGTGATACCGGTGTACCGTGACGGTCTGTTGGCCGAGCTGGTGCCCGTGCCGATGGACTGCTCGGTGAGTTATGACCAGTGGAACGGGCTGTACACGGTGACGGACGAGAAGGACGGGATCTTCGGTGACTTCACGGAGGATGAGATCATTCACTTGAAGGGTTTCTCTCAGGACGGGTTCCTGGGTCGGCCGGTGACTGAGCTGGCGGGGCGCGTGCTGACGATAGCGATGAAGACGTATAAGCGGCAGAGTGAGATGTTTGAGCCGGGGAGTACGCTGCATGGCTTCATCACGGGTGAAGGCGGCGTGGAGGTCGGTCTTGGCGGTGGCGTGGACGACAGCCAGCTGAAAGACGTGACGAACAGAATACGGGCTGAGCTGATGAACGGTTATAACCTGGCTTATATTCCGGGTACGATGAAATTTGTACCGACGGGAATGACACCGGCAGACTTGCAGTTGCTGGACAGCATGAAGTTTCTGAACATGGAGCTATGCCGGTTCTTTGGCGTGCCTCCTACGCAGGTGTTCCAGGACTCGAACGTGAACTACAAGAGTACGGAGAGCAGTCAGACGATATTTATGACGAGCACGCTGGTTCCTTTGTTGACGCAGATGGTGAGCGAGGTGGAGTGCAAACTGCTGACGAGCAGCCAACGGAAACGGATGCGTATTAGGTTCAAGCTCGACGATTACTATCAGACGGACCCGACGCTGATGGCGACGAGCATCAAAAATCTTGTGCAAAGCGGCGTGCTAACTCCCAACGAGGCGAGGGAGCGACTGGGGAAGAAGCCGCTCGAAGGATATGACAAGCTGATCATCGTGGGCGGAAAGACAATGGAGAAGCAATAGGGCCGCTGCAACACGACAGAGAGACACGACGGAACGAGAGAAGCGCGGAAGAGCGGGAGGGTGGTAGAGCGGGAGGACCGCGGCACAGCCGCGGCAAACCGGACGGCTGACGCACAAAGGCGACACCACGGCGGCTTATAAGCCGCCGAACACAACGGAGCGCACCGCCGAACACAACGGAGCGCACCAACAAACACAACGGAGCGCACCAAAGGAACGGAAGGAGCACGCAAGGGGGACGGGCACGGTGGCGAAAGCGGGGACGGAAAGGATTTGTAGGATATAAAGGACATTAAGGAATATGGGAAAGACGATATATAAAAGAAACAGTACCGGTGAGCTGCGGGCAGAAGGAGACGCCCGCACTCTGACCGGATATCCCATTGTGTTTGGCATGAACAGCGTGGACTTGCCGGACTTTGACCATGGCTGGGTGCGCGAGGTGATCGAGCCTGGGGCCGTGACGGATGAGCTGCTGAGAAGCGACGTGATCTGCAATATCAACCACGACGATGATCAGATGATAGGCCGGTGTACGGACGGCAAAGGAACGCTGAGGCTGGAACGTGACGAGCATGGCGTGAAGATGAGCGTTGAGGCTCCCAATACGGTGTATGGGGACATTGCCTACGAGGGGACGAAACGCGGTGACTTCCGCGGCATGAGCTTCGCCTTTTGGCTGGACGCTGACAAGGACGTGAGCTATACAAGAGAAAAGGCGGACGGCAAGGAAGTGTGGGTGAGACATATCAACAACATCAGAGGCTTGATGGACGTGAGCATCGTGACACGACCGGCATATCCGGACACGGAGGTGGACGCAAGGGCACAGAAAGAGCCGGCGCAGGAACCAAAAACGGAGCCGGAGGCGAGAAGCGAGGAGATGAAACGCGACTGGGAGCTGATCGAGAAGGCTAAGAAGGGGAGCTAAGCGAGAGCCATGACACAGCAAAAGGGCCACGGCAGAGCGAGAGGACCGCGCCACAGGCGCGGCAAACCGGACGGCTGACGCAAAGTGAGGCACACGGAGACGACAAAGGCGGACGGAGAGGCGGAAACGCAGAAAGCCGGTGCCAAATTTTTGAGGGAAACGGAAATTAACGTTTTGATTATAGACTTTTAACATTAACCATAAAGAGACGATAGAATGACAAGGGAAGAGTACAGACAAGCAGCAGCCCGCAGAAGCGAGATCCGCAGTGAGATGAGCGAGCTGCAAGGGCTTTTGGCAAGAGAGAACCGCCCGATGACGGACGAGGAGCGCAGCCACTTCAACGAGATGCGCGGTGAGGATGACCGCCTTGCGCTGGAGTGCCGCGAGTATGAGATAGAGCGCAGCATGGAGCGCCAGAGCCGTGCAGCGTCGGTGCGCAACGAGAACAACGCAGAGGTGAACTTCGGCCGTCTGATGCGATCTATCGCAAGCGGCCGCGGCGTGCCGGAGGATCTGTTGAACCTTCGTGACGCTGAGGGAAACTTCCGCTTTGACTATAACCAGGCTGACGCTCAGCTGCGCGAAGGAGAACCGACAGCGGGAGCCATTCAGACGGCAGACACAGCAGCGTCGATCACTCCGGTGTATGTTCAGGACTATATCAAGGAGCTGACCCCAGCCACGGTGATCGGTCAGGTAGGCGCAAAGATTCAGAGCGGCATCAGCGGCCAGTGGAACTTCCCGACGGTGAAGGGTCTGAAGGCTACCTGGTACGGCGAGAACGAGGTCGTGAAGGCTCAGACACTTGAGTTTGGCGTGAAGACGATCAAACCGCACCGCCTGCCTATCCGCGTGGACATCAGCCGCAGGACGATCAACCAGACGGCAGGCGCGGTGACCAGCATTGTGAAAGAGGCTATGCGCGTGAAGCATACGCTGGCACTGAACGAGGCGTTTGTGGCAGCAAGTCCGGCTGACAACGCTCCTACAAGCCCGTTTGCGGGTATCACAAAGGACAACACGCTTGCGGCAGCAGGCGACATCACTTCGCTGAACCGCGGTTTGTTCCTGAATCTTCGCTCGAAGGTGAACGCGGCCAACGTGCCGGTGAACGCTCCCGCGTTCCTGATGAACTGGGACGCCTACGCTCAGCTGGCCAACACGCCGGTGGACAAGGGCAGCGGGCGCTTTGTGCTTGACTTGCAGACCAACACTATCGACGGTGTACCCGTAGTGGCCAACAGCCTTGTGCCCAATGGTACGGTGTACTACGGCAACTTCGGCTATGCGCTGGTGGGTCAGTTCGGCAACATGACGATGGGCGTGGACACGGGCTCTGTGAACGTGCTGAGCGCAAACGTGATCAGCATCGTGATCAACTCAGAGTGGGACTTCTTCGCTCCTTATCAGGAGGCGTTCGGAAAGATCACTTACACGACTGCGTAAGAAAGGGGCCGCTGCTGAACAGCGGCATACTGAACCTTGCGGAAGGAACGTCCCTTGCGGGAAGAAAACGGATGCAGAGAATTTATTAAATATATAATCTTGTTTTTCTGTGTGGCCGCAGCAACGGAGCGGGAGATGAAAGCCCAGCTGCGTCCTGCGGCCACTTTTTTTAGACTTGAAGGATATGGGGAAATATATAACGACGGCATTTCTGAGGGAACACAGCCGAATAGACACGGCGGACGCAAGCGAGGAATATCTGGAGCAGTGTATCGCTACGGCTGAGGCTGCATTGGCAAAGGACCTGCAAGTGGAGAGCCTCGATGAGGTGGCCAAGGACGGGAAGTTGCCGGGGGACCTGATGCGCGCGGGTCTGATGCTGGCGGCTACGGCGTACGAGAACCGTGAGACGGAGAGCCCGACGCAGCTTCATCCGGATCCGTTTTATTGGCACTTGGTGAGACGGCACGTGAAATACAGTTGAGAGTTGAGAGGTGAAGAGTTATGAGAGCGGGACTGATGAATGAACGGGTGACGATATGGAGCCCAGAGAAGCAGACGGACGGCTACGGCGCGAGCAAGACGACGTGGAAGCAGACGGGACTGCGGTACGCTCGCGTGAGCTATGGCAGCAGCGGGTTCGGCGTTCAGAATGGTGAGGCGGTGTATAAGAGCCAAGTGACGTTTGCGATGCGGTACACGGATAGTGTGAAGGAATACTCGCGGATGGAATGGGACGGGCGGATGTACCGGATCACGGGCATCGAGCGTTACCGGCAACGCGGGGAGATGAAGGTCATCGGGGAACTGATGAGCTAAGAAAAAGAAGGAGATAAACGATGGAAGAAGATGTGAAAAGGACTTCGCTGTCGGCAGGACTGGCGGTGTTCGCTCTGCTGAAAGGTGAACTGGGAAATAGGGTGACGAAGATCTACCCGGTGGTGAGCGACGAGAACGCGGAAATGCCGTTTGTGGTGTACCGACGGACTGGGATCAGAAGCGAGAACGTGAAGGGTTCGACGGCATTTGACTCGAGTACGATAGAGGTGAGCGTGTTCACGAAGGAATACGGCGAGGGCGTGGAGCTGATGGAGCGGATCCGTGCGGCGCTGGAGCATACGACGATCCAGTGCACGAAGGAAAGGGACGGCTTCGACATGATGGTGGGCTGCACAAGAATGACAGACTGCGAGGAGAGCTGGGACGCGGACTGCTATCGGCAGGATCTGACGATCGAGTGCAAGATATAGACAGAAGGGGCACGGAAGAGCGAGAAAGACACGACAGAGCGGGAGGACCACGGCACAGCCGTGGCAAACCGAACGGCTGACGCACACCCCTGGGACGCAACAGGGCAAGAGAGCCTCGCCACAGGCGCGGCAAACCGAACGGCTGACGCACACCCCTGGGACGCAACAGGGCAAGAGAGCCTCGCCACAGGCGCGGCAAACCGAACGGCTGACGCATAAGAAGGGAAGCGACAAAGGAGGAAACAAGAAAAGAAGGAGGAAACAAGGAAGCGACAAAGGAGGAAACAAGGAAGCGACAAAGGAGGAAACAAGGAAGCGACAAAGGAGGAAACAAGGAAAGACAAAGGAGGAAACAAGGAAAGACAAAGGAGGAAACAAGAAAAGACAACAATAACGACAACAGAAATGGAGATTACAAGAGAACAGCTGTTGGGCATCATGCCTAACGCACGAAGCAGAGCGGACGTGTTTCTGCCTTACCTGAGACGGTATATGGTGAGATACGGGATCGACAACAGGATGCGGATTTGTCACTTTTTGGCTCAGATCGCGCACGAGAGCGGGGAGCTGAGATATACGAGGGAACTGGCAAGCGGCGCGGAGTATGAGGGACGGAAGGACCTGGGGAACACGAAGAAGGGTGACGGCGTGCGGTACAAGGGCCGCGGACTGATACAGATCACGGGGCGGGCTAACTACCATCAGATCAGCAAGAGCACGGGGATAGACTTCGAGGGTCATCCTGATTGGCTGGAACTGCTTCAGTGGGCGACGATGAGCGCTTGCTGGTGGTGGAAGATGCACGGGCTGAATGAGCTGGCGGATAGGGATTGCTTCACGGCGATCACGAAGCGAATTAACGGTGGCACGAAGGGACTGGAAGACAGACTGAAATACTTGGGTCGGGCGAAGATGGTGATCAAGTGATGAGTGACGGAGTTTTTCACGCAATACTGGGGGAAGGAAACAAATAAATAAAGAAAAGACATGGAATACGGAATGAGCGACAAGGGAAGAGACGGATGGAGGAAATGTGAGCGTCTGAAGATGATTGGTGGGTGTCTGCTGGTAATAGCGCAAGCGGTGTGGCTGGTATCTCTCGTGCTGATGCTTTCAGGATGTACGACGACACGTTATGTGCCGGTGGAGAAGACTCGGACGGAATACCGGGACCGTATGCGTACGGTGTGCGATACGGTACGTGATACGATCATACGCTACAGTAGCGTGAAGGAGAAAGACAGCGTGACCGTGCGCCGACAGGGTGACACGGTGTATGTGGATCGTTGGCGGACGGTGTATGCGGACAGATACGCAAGTGACAGAAGCGAGCGGACGTTCAGCAGGTCGGACTCGGCAGCAGCGGTGAGGTCGGACAGCGTGAGGATGAGGCCACAGAAGGAAGGGAAGCATTCCGGAGGGGGAACCGGCTGGCAGAGTAGGGCGTTTTTTGCCGTACAGGCGCTCGCGTTAGCGGTGACGTTTGTGGTTATTATCATGGGTTATTGGAAGCGGCGAAACAAATAACAGAAGAAGTAATGACGGAAACAACGATGTTTATCAGCTTTATGCTGGACGGTGACTATCACAAGGCGGGTATATGGATGCTGACGATAGCGATTATGGCGATACTGGTCATCATCGCTTCGATGATAGACTTGCACTGGGGCATCAGGGCGAGCAAGAAGATCGGACAGTTCAAGACGACGAGCTATGGCCTGAGGAAGACGGTGAGCAAGGACAAGTGCTATCTGACGCTGTATTTCTTTGCGGTGATGATTGACGCTTGTCTGAGCTTCTTTGTGCCGGTGCCGATAGCGAGTATCCTGATGTGCGTGGGGGAGGTTGTCATCGAGGGGGTGTCGGTACATGAGAAGATGCAGCAGTTAAAAAGCCTTGACGTGGATCCTCTGACGGTGGCCAAGGCGATAGCGAACACGTACGGGGTGCAGGACGCGAAGAAGATCCACGGTATCGTTGAGGCTGTGGCAGAGGAGATGAGAGACAAAAAGAAGGAGGCGGAAAGGAAATAGTAACGGAGAAACAATATAGATAAACCATTTAAAAGAAACAATTATGGCAGAAACAGGAACATCAACAGGAACGGTAAAGAGTGGGTATGTGAATGGCTCGGACATGCTTTTGTATGTCGGGGATAAGGCTATCGGACACTGTACCAGTCACACTACAACGTTCGACACGGAGACGAAGGACCGTGCGGTGAAGCCTGAGGCGAGCAAGGGTCTGTCTTCGGGTCTATGGAAGTCAACGGGTATTACGGGCCTCTCGGTCTCAATCTCTTTCGAGGGTCTCGCCTTCTACAACGAGACGGAGTTTGGCCCCAAGGAGCTGCTTGGTGCATGGAAGACGGGCAAGCCGGTGAAGGTGAAGTGTATGGAGCGCGGCGCGACGACACCTTACCTGAGCGGGCAGTTTGTCATCACTCAGGTGGAGGAAGAGGCACCGGCCAACGATGACACGACGTACAAGGGTACGCTGAAGAACGCGGGCGAGCCTGATACCATCGACGAGACTCAGATCACGGAGACGGCGGCATAAAAAAGCTATTCTTTCATCATCCAGGGGCGGAGCGGCGAGAGACTGCCCGCCCCGTTTTTTTGTATTGCGGCGGTTTGTAAGCCGCCGAACAGAACGGAGCCACATAGAAGGCAAAGGGACGGAGAGAGACGGCAGAAAGGCAAAGGAAAACAGAAGAGAAGAACAACGGACAAAGACGGAAAGACGGAATGACGGGAGGACCACGGCACAGCCGTGGCAAACCGAACGGCTGACGCATAAAAAATAAAAAAGGAAAATAAAAAAGGAAAAGAAGTATGAAAACAAAAAAGATTAAGGTAGAGGGCAAGGAATATCCCATGCGTGCGACGATGGGAGCGATGGACATCTTCAAGAAGGAGACGGGCAAGGATCCGTCGGAGATGAACCAGGAGAGCCCTGTGGAGATGACGGTGTTTATCTATGGTTGCGTGAAGAGCGCGTGCCGCAAGGATAAGGTGGATTTTCCCTATACGCTGGAGGAGTTCATGGACTCGGTGGACGTGGACACGATCCTCTCTTGGGCTGACGAGCTGAGCGCGCTGACGGACAGCGGGGACGAGGAGTCAAAAAAAAAGGGAGAGTAGCGACGTATGAGGAGCTTCTGGGCTACGGGGTCGGTGTTATGGGTCTGTCGGTGGATGACTTCTTAGGACTTGACACGGACGAGTTTTCCGCGGCGGCCAGGGCGTTTGGCGAGCACGAGGAAGAACTGGAACGTGAGCGGTGGGAGCGGATGAGGCTGTTGGGTGTGATGACCTTGCAGCCGTGGAGCAAGGGGAAGCTGACGGCGGAGAAGCTCTTGCCACTGCCATGGGACAAGAAGCCGCGGGATAGGAAGCCGCTGCACAGCAGCGGCCTACGGAACAGAGCCGACGACACCATGGACGGGGCACGGAACGACGAAGAACAGGAAGAAAGACGGCTGACGAAGGCGGAACACAGGGCGAGGGCTGAGAAGATGCTTGGGCTATTGGGCGAAACGTACTGAAGACGATCATTAAAGGAAGAAAGACTATGAGCGAAACGATTTACGACGAGAACCATCCATTTGAGGGCAAGGAGTTTACCGACGTGCTGCGCGCCATGAACGCCCGTCAGCTGAAACTGACGCTCAAGAGTGCCTACCGCAAGGAGGGCAACAAGGTGAAGAAGATCGTGGAGGAGATAGCGGCCAAGGCGACGGCATCGGACGGCCCCCATGCAGGGAGCACGCTGCGACACGGCGGGAAGGTTGGCGCATCGGCCAGGTTGCGGGTTTACAGCCGTGGCGGCGGCTTCATGGTGGACGCGCGCGCCCATGGAGCACGTGGCGCGCAATACACGACATCAACGGGCAAGACTAAGCCGGTGCTTATGTGGGCGACGGAGGGCACGGCGGTACGCGGCCGCAAGAACTGGGGCGGCAAGGATCACGGCCACACCCGAAGAAAAGGTGCCTACCGCGGGCGTATGCCGAAATACGACATCATAGACCGTGCTGAGGCTCAGTCATTGGCTTTCGTGGAGAAGGACTTGGAGTCAGAGATAGAGGCGGCCGCGTGGAGACGTGCAAAAAAGATGGGTCTGTGACTCAGAGCCCACCCCACCACCAAGGCGTGGATCCGCTTTCAAGGTCTTTTGTTCTTCCAAGTCCCATCCATCCGACAGGCGCGGCAAGGAAGAGAGCGATGAAGAAGCACCAGACAACCAAGTCGGTGTTGAGGGTGCAGAGCCCCACGAAGAGGACGCAAAGGTCGATGATGAGAAGAATGGAGCACGCAGCGTGCACGGTCTCGTAGGCTTTTCTGTTTTTCTCGTCTTGTTTTTCTGATTTGATACTCATAAGTCAATGGCTTTGTTTGTGCAAAGATAAATATAAACGTCAAAAGTGTTGTTGACAAAACAGAATATTTATGGCAAAGGACATCAAATTTAACATAAAGCTGAACATAGACGGCAAGAACGTGGTAGTGCAGGCCTCGCAGAGCGTGAAGGAGCTGCAACGCAACCTTATGGCGGCGAAGACGGGCAGTCAGCGTTTGTCGGAGAGCATGATCCGTCTGAACCAGTTGACGCAGGCCTACACGAACATCAGTGATGCCGTTGGCTCTCTGAGCGGTCTGATGAACGGTTACATCTCGAAGGCGAACTCAGCCGCTGAGGCTCAGACGAAGCTGACGACGATCATGCGTCAGCGTATGGGTGCAACGGAGGCGGACACGGCGGCTATCAACGGTGCGGTGGCAGCACAGACGAAGTTAGGCATTGTGAGCGGTACGGTGCAGAAGAGCGGTCTGCAACAGCTGGCCACGTTCGCGAGCCAACGCAGTACGCTGATGACGCTATTGCCGGCAATGAATAATCTGCTGGCGCAACAGAAAGGGCTGAACGCGACGAGCGAGGACGCTGTAGGCGTGGCGAACCTGATGGGCAAGGCTCTCATGGGCAACGTTGGGGCACTGACCCGCGTGGGCATTACGCTCACCGACCATCAGAAGGAGCTGATCAAGACGGGGGACGAATACACAAGGGCCACGACGCTTGCTCAGGCTATCACGGACAACGTGGGCAACATGAACGGGGAGCTGGCGAAGACGGACGCGGGTCAGGTGAAGAAAGCACAGATGGCGTTTGCTGGAATAGAGGTGGCAATCGGCAGGCTGTTGTCTCCCATTCAAGGGATGCTGAACCAGTTTGCGCAGATAGGTCTTGCGATTAACGGAGTGGCCCGTCTCTACTCGGCAGTGCGTGCGCTGGTCGTGGCAATGGGAGTGGCAAAGGCAGTCTCAGCGGCATGGGCAGCGCGGTCGGTGATGTCAACGGCGATGACGAACGCCCTGACGGCTGCGTTCAATGGAGCGGCCATAGGGGCGACCACACTAAAATGGGCGATCCGGGGCTTGCTGTCGGCCACTATCGTCGGCGCGGCGATTACGGCACTGAGCGTGGCAGTGGAATGGCTGATGGAGAAGCTCATGGGGGGCAGTGACGCAGCGGAGAAGCTCGGCCAGAAGGTGAAGGAGACGGGAAGTGCGTTTGACCAGCAGCGTCAGCAGTCACTTGCACCGACACTGGCCAAATATCAGGAGCTACAGACGAAATGGAAGTCGCTCAAGACGGCGCACGAGAAGAACCAGTTTATCAAGACGAACAGGGACGCCTTCCAACAGTTGGGCGTGAGCATAGACAGCGTGGGGCAGGCAGAGAGTTTCTTTGTCAGGAACACAAAGAGCGTTCAGGACGCGATGTATGCCAGGGCAGAGGCAGCGGCATCGGCAGCCCTTGCCGAGCAGGAGATGCAGAAGGCACTGGAACTCGAGGACAAGGTGACCAAGGACCGCTCCAGGGACAAGCGGAACTACAAGCAGCAGCACCACACGGGTCACACCGCCGACGACCTTGCTTTGGACATGCTGGTTGACAACGGTGGCATCAAGGTGACGAGCAGGGCCACACAAGCGGACGAGCGGGCACTGAGAGCCTCGCAAGAGCGCGTGAGAAGCTGGAACAGACGGTCGGCAGCGGCATCGGCGAGGGCGAACAAGGGACTACGGCCGTATAAGAGCAACGGGGGAGGCGGAAGAGTCTCAACGGGTGGCGGCCGTGTCTCCACGGGCCGGGGCGGCAGCGTGAACACGGAGACGGAGAAAAAAGCGCTCATGGGGTCTTTGGACTGGTATGACCAACAGATGAGCGCTCTGCGAAAGAAGATATACGCCACGAACGATGAGGCTACGGCAAAAGGCCTACAGGCTCAATATGCCGATCTGGAAGAGAAGAGCAAGGCGCTGAAGGTAAGGATAGGCCTTGAGCAGCCGGAGAAGACGGAGGCAAGGAGCTATGTGGAGCAGCTGCAAGACAGTCTGCACGAGGCTCAGAAACAGATGGACAACGCCACGACGATAGATGCTCGGGTGACGGCATCGGCCAAGGTTGACGAGATACAGCACGAGATCGACGTGGCGACGAAAGGCGAGGTGAGCATAGCGGCGGACGTGGAGCCGTCGTATATCGTGAAGGGTTCGGAGGCGGATAAGCGTCAGAGCTATCAGAACGCCCAGCAGAAGGCGTCGAACGTACAGGGTTTGTACGATGCGGGGATTATCTCAAAGGATGAGGCCCGGAAGCGCATAGCAGAGATCAACAGGGAGCTGTCGGGACTGGGCGCCCACATCAAGCCGGTGAGGCTGGAGGTAGAGACGGACGAGATAGACAAGGCACGTGAGGCTATTCAGAACCTTGGATCTTCGTACGGCGGGACGAACCAAATGGGCAGCGGTATCGCAGACATGGTGAGCGCCTTGAAGCAGGTGCACGCTGCAAGCAAGGAGGCGAAGAACGACACGGACGGCAGCGGCAAGAGCTTCAACGCCATGGGCGGCTACGCGGCAGCGGGAGCGGCAGGTCTGGCCTCGATAGGCGGCGCGCTGCAACAGATAGGCGGTCAGGGCGACGCGGCCAAGGCAGGCGCTGTGATGGCGGCTATCGGTCAGATCGTTCTCGGATTTGCTACGTATACAGCGGAGAGCGCGAAACTGGGTCCATGGGGCTGGGTGGCAGCGGTGGCCGGTGGCCTGGGCATCGTGGCGAGTACGATAGCGACACTGAAAGGCTATGCGAGCGGTGGTGTGCTGACGGGCCCGACATCAAGTGGCGACAAATTGCTTTTCCGTGGCAATGCCGGGGAGATGATCTTCAACACGGCACAGCAACGGAGGCTATACGCTATCGCCAACGGGAACTATATGCCAAGACTGCCACGGACGGAGCAGGTAAGGCCTCAGGTGGGTAGTCTCGGTGGAGGAACGCAGGGGATCACCATACGCGTGGAAGGGAAACTCAAGGGCAACGACATGGAGCTCATGGGGAGCAACACACGGTCACTGGGGGCAAAGGTAGGAAAACGATGGTGAGGGACAAGATGGCCTCGCCACAGGCGCGGCAAACCGGACGGCTGACGCATACCAGGGAGGGACGCGGCGGCTTGTAAGCCGCCGAACAGAACGAAGCCGACCAAAGAGAACGGAAGAGCGAGAGTGCCTCGCCACAGGCGCGGCAAACCGGACGGCTGACGCATACCGAAGGCGGACGGCTGACGCATACCGAAGGCGGACGGCTGGCGCACAAGGTGAAAGACGGACAGAACATAAACGAGCAAAACAACAGGAGACACGGGATGAAGATAGAAGGAAGTTTTGTGAACAGGAAAGGAGACACGGTGACGGTGACGATCAGCGTGGCGGGATCGAAGGCGGCAGACATGAGCATCGAACCTGACGGGGTGCTGGAGTTCGCGGCTGACGACACGGTGGTGATAGACAGCGGGGTGAATGACTCGCTGGATGTGTGCCAACAGCATTCGTGCACGATAGCGCTACACGCAAGGCAGTATGTGGCTCAGCTGTTCACTGAGGAATACAAGGACGGCAAGGTGGAGGTGAGCGTGAACGGCGTGTGCGTGTTCAGCGGATGGCTGGAGCCAAGGACGCTGAGCCAGCCATTCAACGAGGTGTATGACGATCTGTCGCTGCAATGCGTGGACTCACTGAGCGCGACGCAGTACAGCAACTTCTTGGACGTGAACAACTCGACGGGGTATAACTCGGCAGCGGAGAAGGCGGAAATGAGGAGCTTCAAGACGCTGCTGCTGGAGGCACTGAGCAAGGGCACGGACGGAGGGAGCTATAACGTATGGTGGGACGCGTCGAGAGAGGCGGGGACAACGGGCGACAGCGGGGGCGCCGCTGCAAAGCAGCAGCCTACGGAACCCAGCACTACCAGAACTACCGACGCTACGACCGCCGCAAGCACTGGGACAACGGACGCAAGCACGGATACAAGCACGGCAAGCACGGGGGCGACGGACACGGTGTTTGACGCGCTAAGGGTGAGCGACATGGCGTTTTTGGGAGAGAGCGCGGACGATACGGTGACGTACCGTGACGTTGTTGAGGCTGTGCTCAAATTCCTTGATCTGCATATCGTGCAGTACGGGAGGGACTTTTATATCTTTTCATGGGACACGCTGCGGGCAGGGACGACGAAGTGGACGCTGCTTGCAGGGGAAGGCGGTGTGACGGGCGATGCGCTGTTGCCTTCATGCACGGGGGTATCGACGGGTCTGACGGCCTTGAATGTGGAGGATATGGACACACAGCTTGACGTGCAGGAGATATACAACCAGCTGAGTCTGACGGTATCTCCAAAAGGATCGGAGACGGTGCTAAAATCGCCTTTGGACTCGTCGGGCAAGATCCCGGCCATGGGAGCACGTCAATACTACTGTACGGAATACGCGGCCGACGGTGAGGGTCATCATGCCGCCAAGGCGTTTTGGTCGCTGGTGAAGAAGCATGAGGACAACGGATTCGACTCTCAGGTGTGGAAAGACTACCTGGTGAGGGTGATGCGGAACGTGTACTGGAAGATAGGGAGCGGCAGCGGCGTAGGCACGGCGGTGAAAGACTGGGCGACGGAGACGGGGCTGACGTACCCGGAGGATGTGACGGACAAGCTGCGGAACGGTCTGGGTGCTCTGCTGCTGCAAGTGGGCAAGGTGGACCACAAGCCGGGCACGGGCGACAGGTCGAAGCAGGCGAACGTGAGCATGCAGGATGAGCTTGTGATCTCGGTGAACGGGAACGGGGACGACGCGTCGCCCTACCCTACCGACTCGGACATCCAAGGGTCCATGCCTCTGATGAGCTACACGGGTGGAGGCAGTTCATCGGTGTTCAGCCCGAGCGTTGCGGATGAGGCTGCAGGCGGCTACCATAACTATCTGGTCATCGACGGCACGATCACGCTCTGCCCTCGGATGGTGACGGCGTTTGAGGTGGAGAAGGTGAGGAAATACAGCGACGGTGAGGCATTCTTCGACAATTATAACTCAGATTACAAAATCATCCCTTACGTAGGAGCAAGCACAAAGAATCTTGCCAACCTGTCTCCCAGCCGCGTGAACAAGGACGGGCGTTACCTGGCATTTGAATGGTGGAAGCAGGGAGCGCAGACGGGGACACGAAAGGGCTGGATCCCCTATACGGAGGACGGGCCGGAGGAATACGAGTACAAGAACGCAAGCGGCAAGGACGAGGTGGACAAGGTGGATGTCCTTTGGTGTATGCTGAGGATCGGTGACAAGGTGCTGGTGGAGGACCGTAGCAAGAACGGGGCTATCAGTGCTTTCTCGTGGAGGACATACAAGTCACCGTCGGAATGCACGGACACGGACGAGTATCTGGAGCAGACGTTCACGATCGGTATAGACCCGAAGATCGGGGACAAGCTGATCGGTACGGATTTCGACATCGCCACAAACTTTGACTATACGACGAACATAGACGCAGAGAAAGGCATGGCCATACCACTGCCCTACGACGCCAAGTTGCACGGGAACATGATCTTTGAGGTGTTAGGGATAGATAATCCGGTGTGGGCCCATTACCACGTGACAAGGCACCATACGATGTTCAGGCACACGAAATACGGAACGGACGACATCCCTCTGATGGCCCACGTGAGCAGCATCGTCGTGAAGGACTTCACGGTGAAGGTGTACTCGGACGTGGAGGACAGCGGGGACGAGGACATCGTGTACATGAGCCGTACGAGCCATAAGTTCTACAACAAGAAGGATGACTTGGAAATGAAGATCCACAGCGGATTCACGGGCGAGGAAATTGCCAAATACGGAATGTCGGGGAAACTGATGTACACGACGGTGTGCGGCAAGGACGGTCTGGCCGTGACATCGGTCACGAACACGGTAAGCGGTACGGCGGACAAGGCGGAAAAACTGTACGTGGACGCTTACTACAAGGAACTGAGCAAGCCGCGGATCATCCTCACGCAGAACATACAATGCAGGGGGATGGGCGTGACGCAGACAACGAGATGGACACATCCGGCACTGACGGGGCACACGTTCTATGTGCGGGACATCGGATATAACCTGATGGACGGGTCGGCGGCGGCAAAGCTGGAGGAGACGTTCTGAGGCACGACAGAGCGGAAGGGCGGTGCCAAAAAATAGGGGGAAAGGCTGTTTATAGAAACAAGAGAAGCAGATGATAGGAATAGACATTATACGGAAGAAGAGGAAGACGGAGGGCTCGGGGAACTCATCCGGAAACGTGACAGGCAACGGTATCAGCGTGTCTTCGGGAGGGGACGTGCAGAATGCGATGCACGCTGATGAGGCTGACCATGCCAACCGTGCTGATGAGGCTACACACGCTGCGTCGGCCAAGGAGATAGACGGTGGCAGCTCGGTGTGGAACACGATACGGACGTGGATCAACAACGCCACGGGGACACTGACTGACATCTTCCTGAGGAAGGACCAGGACGACAGCACCGAGCACAAGCTGACCATGGGGGCGGCTGAGGTGAAAGGCAGCAGCGCTCTCGACGGTGGCCTCACGGTGGGCACGGGAAAGAACCTGGAGGGTACGGCATACGGCATCGACAAGGACGGCGTGGCCACTCTGGCCAAGCTGGTGGCTGAATACTTGCAGAGTCCGGACTACAGCAAGGGTACGGGGCAGGGCTTCGACGGCACGGGGTATGGACTGACCAAGGACGCAAAGGGGAAATATACGCTGGAGATCGACAATCTCGTGGCGAGAATGAAAATGATCGTGGCCGAACTGGAGGTGCACGAGATGAGCTTCATCGGGGGCACGGTGGTGATGAGCGCGTGCGGCAACCGTGTGGCCCGGGTGGAGGCTATAGACGGTGATGGCAGCTGCATAGCAGCAGCCTACGAGACTCAGCCCACGCTGGTGATACCGGAGGGGAAGGTGGCGGACAAATTTCGCTGCTATTTTCTTGCGACGGACGGATCGCAGAGCGTGAAGAACGAGTGGACGGTGGGTCAGCTGGCACGGTGCAAGACGAACAACATAGCGAAGCCGGGGGACTACACGAACTATGAGAACCGGGAATACTGGCGGCTCGTGGTGGGTGTGTCAAAGGCTCCGGTGACCGTTGAGGGCAAGAGCTACCACTATATAGAGCTGAGCAACTCGACGAGTAAGAACATCGCACTGACGGACGCGGCAGGAACGGAGCGGCACGTGACACTGGGCGGTGTGTGCGAGACGATGGCGTCTCTGCCTTATGCCGGTGACTATATCGTGGGAATGGGGCATTGTTGGGACACAGCAAAACAGAACGTGGCGATACTGTCCGTGGTGTCACTGGGATGGAGCATCTATCAGGGTATCGACAACTATGACTTGCCGGAGGCGAACATCGTCAACAAGTTTGGCATAGACAAGAGCATCATGGCCACTGACCGTCTGATTCTTAGACCATACGCGGCGCCGAAGGAGAGCCAGACGGTGGCTGTAGTTCGCGGGGCGTATTCCGACGATACATATTACGGACACAATGACATGACGACCCTTGACGGTCAGTTGTGGATAGGCGCTGGCATCGAGATAGGCAAGACTATCATAGGTCAGAAGCCTTCCGCCACCTCGCCCTACTGGTCGCTGGCAGCGGCCAAAGGTATTCAGGGCATACAAGGTCCGCAGGGTGTCAAGGGCGACACCGGTGCGAAAGGTGAAAAAGGTGACACGGGTGCCACCGGTCCCCAAGGTCCCAAAGGTGAGACGGGTACAACCGGTCCTAAAGGTGCCGATGGTGTCAGCTCCTACTTCCATATTGCCTATGCCGATGATGCTTCCGGCAATGGCTTCTCACAATCACCAACAGGCAAAAACTATATCGGTACCTACGTAGACCATACAGCCACCGACTCCACCAAGCCCTCCGACTATAAGTGGCAGCTTGTGAAAGGTGCGCAGGGCGAGAGAGGTGAAAAGGGTATTCCTGGCACGAACGGAACGGACGGCAAGACCTCTTACCTACATATCGCCTATGCCAATTCCGCAGACGGAAATACTGGCTTTGACGTTGCGGACAGCACTGGCAAGCTCTACATCGGACAATATACCGACTTCAACGAAAATGATTCCACAGACCCTTCCAAGTACTCTTGGACGAAAATCAAAGGTGAGCAGGGTGTCAAAGGAGATACTGGCGCAACTGGGCCGCAAGGCGAGAAAGGTGACACTGGTGAAAAGGGCGACAAAGGAGACAAGGGTGAAAAGGGCGATGGCTATGCCATTACGTTCTTGCTGAACGGCGTACCCGCAGACGTGCTGAACTTCGACACGATCAAGTCGTTGGAAGGCTCTGAGGTATCTCTTGAAGCTGACTTCTACAACAACGGAGAATCATACAACGCAGCGAACGGAACGATCACCTGCTACGACGCTGAGGGCAATGTCCTTGGCTCGCCCATTGAGGTGAGCAAAAGTGACAGCGTGGTGGCGGGCGGTGGCAATCTCTATCTGTCTAAGAATTGCAAATATATCGTGGCAGAGGCGCTTGACGCTAACAAGAAATCCATATTCAGCAAGAGCATCGGTGTTGTGCGGAATGGCGAGAGTGTGGGGGTGAAGGACGTGACATACAAGGTCATCAACAACGTGGATGCCAATGCCTCCCTTAACTGGGACGATAAGACAGCACAGCCCACCTATCCGACGCAGAAGCCCGACAAGGGTAAGTACTGCTACGTAATGACGATCGTCACCTATACCGACGGAAGTACCACTAACTCGGTGAGCACAAGCTACACAGCCAAGGACGGTGACAACGGTACAAGCGTAACCATCAAGGAAACAAAGGTGGAATATGCGGGCGGGGGCAATGGCACTACCGCTCCTACAGCTGGATGGGGCACGAATGTACCTCAGTTGGCACAAGGCCAGTATCTGTGGACCCGTACCACCATCACCTACTCTGACGGCACGCCCGTGGTCAGCTACTCAGTGGGTCGTATCGGCATGGACGGCGCCAAGGGTGGCACCACCCATATCCTCTATGCTTCTTCTGCCAACCCTCAGTCTGAGAATGACGTGCGTACCACCATCGACGCAACGCACCAGTACTACGGCACTTATCAAGACACCGAGCCCAACGATGACGTGAAAAAATACGGGAGCGTCACGGGCTGGGTACTGATAAAGGGCGACAAGGGAGAAGCCGCCCCTATGTATTCCTTAGAGGTCGCTTCTGGTAATAATGATATAGGCAATGATTCGCATATTGCCTATAATGGTAAGACAATAGTGACATCCGTTTCAAGAGGCCACACTTGCTATTTCTTGAAGGGCGGCACAACTCCCTCTGTTGCATATTCTAAAAGCTATGACACATATGGCACACCTTCTTTGGCAACTGATTTAGCCACGTTCCTCACGGGCACAGATGCGTCTGCTTATGCTAACTACATATTAGTCATCATAGGTTTTGATGCCCTAACTGTTAATGATGATTTGCGTAATGCGCTGAAGAGTTATGGATATGGTGGAGACGCCTTGCTTTACAATGTCGGAGCGCGTAGAGATTCCTTCGTTTTCGTTGGCCAGAAAGGTATGAGTGAGGGGACAGCATACTACAAGATGTCTAAGAGCTCAAAGGTCGTTCTTACCGCTTCGGTGTCTAACGGAGTGCTTATTGGTACGGGACATAAAGGAGATACTGGCGCAACTGGGCCGCAAGGCGAGAAAGGTGACACTGGTGCCTCATTAGTCACTCTAATCACAGGCTATTCTTATAATCAATCAGGTATTAATGCTTATTCTGAGAATGGATATTCTGGAACTTGGAATGTACAAAGCACAGCAGGTGCAAAAGTTGGAGACACGGTACTATTAAGAGTAACAAATACTTCTAAAGGTGGTTATTGCTTTATAATAGCAAAAATAACTGCCATTCCTTCCTCAACTTCCGTGACTTGTACATCAAGCGGGTTAATTGACAAAGGAGATACAGGCGACAAAGGCGACAGCTACTCCGTCGTCTTCAAGCTGAACGACGTCCGTGTTGACGTGCTCAACTTCGACGACGTGACGGAGATGGAGAGTGCCACTTTCGAGGCTGACTTCTTCAATCAGGGCGTGGCCGTCAACGTACCAAAGGCCACCATGACCTGCTACGATGGAGAGGGCAACGTCCTCGGTTCGCCCATTGAGGTCACGAAGGCCGAGAACGTCGTGGCGGACGGCGGCAACCTCTACCTGTCGAAGAGCTGCAAGCTCATCACTGCGGTGGCTTACGATGCTGCTGGCAACGTCTTGAAGGAAAAGAGCGTGACGGTGATAAGAAGCACTGTTACCTATGGGCTGACCAAGATGAGTGACACGTCGGCCACGGTATTGGCTTCTGGCACTACCACTAATGCTACTTTTCACCTGCACTATAACTTGCACTACAAGGCCGTGAAGATGGTGGGTACTGTGGCGCACGAGGCTACCATCGCGTCTATCAAGACTACCATTGATGGCACTGAGAAGGTGCAGTCTGTCAACGGCTTGGAGGGTACGCTGAGCGGTGACGGCACGAAACCTTATGACGCCTCTAACCGCCCGGTCAACTCCCTTCCTGTGACGGTGACGCTTGCCGACGGTACGGTGCTGTATGACAGCGTGCCAGTGACGATGGAGGCAGGTGTGGCTATAGACATCAATAAGAACCTCGGAGAGATAAAGCAGACGGCGACGGATAATCAGAAGAATATCTCTACGATTGACCAAAAGGCCGACAGAATTAGCTTGAAGGTGTCTAATATGGACAACGGTTTGAAGGCCACTGGTATCGACATCGACGCGCACACGGTGAAGATGACGGGTCAGCAGTTTTTGTGGGAGAACAACGCCGGCGTAAAGGTGGCGTATATGGACGATAATGGCAATGCTACGTTTAACGGTGTTGTCAACGCCACGGGCGGCAACTTCACGGGTACGGTGACGGGCGCAACGATCGTCGGCTCAACTATCCAGTCGTTGGACGGCACGTATAAGACAATTATCCGAGGCGGCAGAATTGAGACGAACAACATTGACGCAAAGGGCGGAAATATTGGCGCATGGACGATAAAAGACGGAGGGCTCACTACGGTATACGGCAGCAAAGCCTGTATTGAAATGCGTGACTCAAAGAGTTCTTTCAGGCTGGACAGCGACAATACGACCAATGGGGGGAGCCTGCTAGATATATATAATTCCAGTGGTAGGGTCATATCAATAGTCAGCGAAGACAGCGACGAAGCGGCACTCTATATTAGAAGCAACGCCAGCAACAGAAACTTGGCGATTAGTACGTTCGGCAATAACAGTTTCTTGGCTCGTGCCGATGAAGCCACAACGATCAACCGATTCGCCTACGCATGTGTCAGGACAGGAGATGTGAACGTGGATTTTGACGATCTTTTTGTGTCAAAAGAGACAAGCGGGAATAAATTTCCGGGGAATATGATTGTCACGACCAACGAGACAACTGACCAGACGGTGAAGCTTCCCGCGAACCCGGCATTGGGTGTGCATCTTCTCGTTATACAGGGAACTAACAGGTGGGTATATTTCAACGGGAACGGGCATGAATTCATAAGAGGGAGAGAACATAGCTCAACCGCAAATAGTAAAACAGAAGGCCAATGGAATTATTTTATTTGGGACGGAAGCTATTGGAGATGTATCTTTTTGAATTCTGGAAAGATGTGGTAATCCACCACGCTACGGAAGAGCCGTGGCATACCGGACGGCTGACACACAGAAACAAATATTATAACTTATAAAAAATATAGGATTATGGGAAAGATTAAAATTCTTAGTAAGAGTTCTAACAACAGTTACAGCTACGTGGACAGCAAGGACGCGAAGCTGGCAGTGAACGGCAACTTCGAGCTCGACGAGCAGGAGAAGAAGGTGCTCTCGGCCAACGGCAACATCACCTATGACGGAATGTATATCGCCAACTTCTCCACGTCCATGTACAACGGCGTGCTCCAGTATCAGCTCTCCGGTGCCACGATGGAGAACACCTTGAAGGCATTTACAGCCCTTAGTGGAGTGCAGGAGCAACTGACGGCACAGGTGACAACGGCTGACACCACAGCGAGCTCAGCCACTGCAACTTCATCTTCTTCTTCATCTTCTTCATCAGAGAGCGCCGAGAGCGGAACAGCGAAGAAGTAAGCGAACAAAGGGGCGGGAACGTGGTGCCGCTGCAAAGCAGCGGCCTACGGAACCCAGCCTTAAACTTTATACAAAAAAGAAATTATGAAAGGAATAAAAACAGCGGTCAAGACGGACTGGAAGAACTACGCACACGGGAATACGAGGGGACCAATAGGCGTCGGCGATTGGTATGCCACCGGGCTGAAACAAGGCGATGTGGCTTATCTCTCCTATCATGTGGAATGGAAGGGGGTAAAGGGAGAAAAAGCTTTTAGTACTACTGGACTCTTTCAGTTTGGTCCAAATTATGATTATCAATGGGCAGGACCGTATATCGAATCAGCTGATGGGTCGCTGGATGTCGTGAGTAAAATCGTGTTGAACACGCACTTTGGCACCAGTGATCCTGTGGCAGAAACAGATAAGTGCTCTATATATATGCACGGAGAAGATTGGGGCATAAGTATTGAAGAGGGAGGGTATGTCAAGCTGACGAACATCATGCTCAGCAAGGATAAGCCCATGCCCTACATCGACTCTGACGAACTGAAGGCAGTGGGGGGGGCAATAAGTAGAGCTCTGATTGTCGCTCTTCATCTTAGCGAAGAAAGGAGGGTGGCATGAAAGGTATTAAGACGGCAATTACCACAGACTGGCAATTATATCCAGACCCTCTCTTGCTCAAAAACTACGATGGTCTTCCTGGACTTGCCCACACTGATGAGAAGACTCCTAACGGACACAACTGTGTTAAGATGGTTGGCAGAGATATGGGTTTCGGTTATTTCTCTATGCATGTGTATGCAAGCCATAAGTATAGGTTTGAGTTTGTCGGAAAGTGTCTGCAAGGCTCGCTTCAGGTAGGTGGAGGCCTTTGGGGAGGGAAAACAGAATATGACCTGGCTACGGTTGAACAACGTTTTGTCTTGATAAAAGAACTTGGTAACGGATGGGGTGTATATCGGAAAGAAGTATATCCAAGAGAAGACTGCGGTGCGCAGCTGTACTTTCAGCTTGGACAAGGTTCTAAAGACGACGGAAATAACACACATTGGCTTATCGGGGACATTCATGTCTGCGACCTGACTGCCACGGGGGGGGTAATAGTTAACATTCTCCTCATCATGCTCGCCACTACACTGAGAAAGGAGGTGGCAGC